ATGACCAAATTCAAGAAGATGAACTCGACTATAATGCTTCTTGTTCCAAATGATCCGACGATGTTGGCCGTAGCCACCTTCTTTTGTCTTCACAAAAGCGTGTGCATACTCACCCGTTCTCTTTGGAGACAACACCCGTACTTCTTTCAACACTTTGTTGGTCGTTTCATCTACTTTCTTTTCAATACCATTTGAAACGTCTTCGGTGTATTCGCGAACCGCGCTCACAATCTCATCGGCTAGCTGATCAATTCGAATATTAGCCATCCGCTGCCATCCTTTCACATGTAAGCTCAATTTCCTCAAAATCCGTAGAGTAGGTTCGAACCACGTTATATTTGACACTTTCAAACTCCACTTTCTGTTCGCCGTTATATTCATAGCCGTGAATCACAAACACAATAGAAGGCTTTAATCCTGCTGTTGCAGCACTATAGAATTCATTTCTACCAACTGATTTCACGTTGCACAAAACCGTCTTTCTTGTTTCAATTGGTACTTGATTTCCAATTTCGTCTTCTTGAAATCCTTGTGCAATCAATATCAACTCGTGGTCGTACGTCATGTTGCTCCACCGCCAGCATGTATCATGAGATTGTGCAACCGGTATTGGAGATGACGAGGCATCGCTCCGTCACTGTCACGGCTTTGATAGCGCCAAGTAGCGTAGTCGACAACGAACATCAAATGATAAGGGTTGGCACCGTCCAGCACCAACCCCTTTTCGTCTTCAAGTTCTTTTATGACGCCATCCGCAATCGCGTTGATATACCTATCACGGACGTTTGTACGGATACCCAGCCTCTCTTTAACGAGCGAAACCACTGTAAATGTATCCATTACTCATCGCCTTCTTTCACTTCCGCGATTAACGGCTCGCCTCTTAAATTTTTGCTTGTAGACAATTCCTCAATACGTTTTTTTGTCGTTTTGTATCCCTTGCGAGGATATTCGTCTCCAGTTCGGTAAATACGCTGACCATCCTGCAAATCTTTAAAACTCTTAATTACTATATACCTAGCCATCTAGGCATCACGCTCCTGCTGGCTCGGTGATTGTGACAAGGACGAACGCCCTTGGTTTCACTGGCTTTCCATCAAAACGTCCTTTACCACGGAATGCTGTTTGGTCCTCGCTAAATTTCACATGGGTAGAGCTGTCAATTGTGATGCTTTCACGTTCAACCAACGTATATTGTGAGAAATCACCGAATAAAACTGTATCTTCATCGAGGTTATTGTTGAAAACAACACGCAACCCTACCAAATCAGGATTTTTTAGATTAGGGAGTTTACCGACCACATTTCCGTTTGAATCCACTTGGATGCTATATTCAACTAACCGGTTATAGTATGTGGAACGTTTCATGACAGCGACAATTTCCCCTACGCTATCCTCACCTGTATCGATTAATCCAATTTGTTTTACGAGGTTTTTAAGTAAATTAGCATCTGCTTCTACGGATACTTTATTTTCATTTGGTAAATTTGGAATAACCCCGGCTGGTTGTTTGTTTGCAGCTCCTGTCCCTTTCACAATAGCTAAATCTAGTGCCTTTGCAATTGCACGAGCGATCTTCTTCGTGACGTATGCATCAAGATTGATAATAGAATCTTGCAGCAAATAGTTATCAACGAACGTTACTTTACCAACTTTAAAACCGTCAAAGTCAATATTTGTGATCGTACCTACATCCCCAGCAGGAAGGGTTCCTGATTGTTCAATCCATGTAGCCGGAGTTGTATCTGTATCAACCAAAATACGGGTAGTACCTTTCACCTGGATTTTATCAACTAGTGGATAAAGTGTTGTAAAGTCACCCATGATGTCCATGATACGGTTAACGACGATCTCTGGGATCGTCAACTCTCCACCACTGACCGCGCGAAGGTTTTTGAATTTATCATAAAACTCAATAACCTCGCTACGTTTGTAGTATTCTCCTGTTCGTAATAACTCTCTAACCTGTAAACGATTCATACCTTCAACCTCTCCTTTCTCATTTTTGCGGTATTGATTAACTGGCTCTTTGCTATTGAGTTGCTCAAGCTCCCCTTCGAGCTCAGTAATCTCACCTTCGAGCTTTGATTTTTTTTCAGCCAACTCGCTTTGTTCTGCTTCAAGCTTGCTGACTTCTTCCTCAACGGCAGCGACTTCCTCGTCTGTTTGTGCCTCCTCAATTGCTTTTTCGAGGTCAGCAGATCTCGTTTGCAACTCATTCTCTTTTTCTAGCAATTCATTTAAAGCCGCCTTGCGTTGCTCAATTTTTTTGGTTAGCATTAGTTGCTTTAAAGCCATTTCTCACACGCTCCCTTAAGTGTAATTTTCTCTGTTCTAACTGTCGTTTTTTATGTTGCTCAACTTCCGTCTTGCGAGCTTGTACCCCGGTTCCCTCATAAGCAGGGAATGTAACAACCGATACCTCATGTAAATCGATTTTTTTTAGTGTCCATTTCACCGTTCCGTCATCGCGCCACTCGGTTTCTTCTTCAATGACGTTGAAACCAAATGAACATTGGTCGACATCGCCGCGTTTGACTCGCTCATATAAATTCACTGCATCCGTATCGTTTGGGTTAATCTTGATCCGCCCCCAAAGGCCATGGCTATCCACTTTTAATTCCAATGTACCGGCTTTGTTTCGGCCAAGAACCAATGAAGTATCGTGATTGATGAGCGCTCGAATATCGTTAGACAACGTTTCATCAAACGCTCCTGGAGAAATTGATTCGAATGCCCCTCTCCATAACTCCGTTTCCGTGTTAAAAACAGCAAAATACCCTTCAATATACATCTCGCTGTCTTGTTCCGCTCGTGTTGCAGTGATATTCGTCTGTAAACTTCTAGTCTGTTTGGTTGTTCTGTCCACCACTATCACCACCTTTCAATTTGTTTTGGTCGCCAATTTTGTCAAGAGGGATATAATTTTCAAGGATGACTAACTCGCTCAAACCTTTTTCCGGTGACAGTCCAAGCCAATCGCGCACCTCATTCCCCTTCATAATGCCGCGGACATACATATTCGAACCGACCTCCGCTAACTCTTTGAGATCGTAAGCATATAGGCTCCGAGGATTGAATTTGAAATAAAGATCCGGGCTGATAAGTAGCTTCCTTGTCAGTTCCTGCTCAATACCTTTAGCAATTGGTAGAATCGTTGAGTTGATAAAATTGTTATATTCATCGCGTTTGAATTCCCCGACACCCAACAAAAAAGCCGGCACCCCAAAGATGCCAGCTACTGTCCTCTTATCCAATTCAACTGCTTCATTGATCGCTATGTCTTTTAAAGATAACGGTTTTACTTGCTCGACCTCCAAAAGTTCAGCAGGAATAATCCAAGGCTGTCCAGCTTCGGACCGTTTGAGGTACATATCAAAAACCTTGTCACGGCCCTCCTCACTTGAAAGTTCTGCCGTATTAGCATCCACTTTAACTATCAAGCTAGGCATATACTTTCCACCCATAAAGCTCTTCTTTGTTGCTGTTGCTTGTTTCAAATTGTTGACAATATCCTTGAGTACTACCCGATAACCGCGACCCATATACGGTCGCTCTGAATCCGGATTAACGATGAAATGTAGTATCTCGTCATAATTGTATACTTTACCCTGACACCACACTTCATATGTGTTTTCCATGTCCCTAAAACTTACCTTTGACGGCGCCAAAGGGATCAATTCATCAATCAATCCGTCGGCTGTGTACTTTGGGAAAACGACGCTGTTCCCATCACCATCGAGCAGCATCGTATACACAATGTTGTACATCCACGATTTGCGGGTCATCAGGCTATATGGATTGATATCAATTTTCCTCGACAACTCATTTCGAACACGAATGTCACCATCTTCCGTGTTCTGCATGAGATAGATCGTCATAGACGAGATGAGTTCAGCAATCTTATGAACAGCCATTCGCACTTCTGGATTATCAGAAAGCCGAGTATATCCCGGAATCAGTATGGATGTGTCTTCACCACTCATGAACAGCCCAATATATGCCTGTGTATCTGCTCGAATCTTTTTTCTGCGCTTAAAAATCCACATGAGATCGACCTCCATTCAACCATTTTGAAGCTGTCGCAGCCCTCTCCATGTTTTCAAGCATACGAATGGCTGCAAATACGGTCGCATCAAAAATATCAATGCGGTGCTTGTCCTCAATTTTTTCAAACTGAATCATGTCATCTGTTTTCTCGACTGCATGAACATTTTGCACGCAATACTCAAATGCTTGGGAATGCAAGTAGTAGAAATTTCCATCTTTGACTTGCTTTTCAATACGCCGGAAACCTTCTGACTTTTTGTAATAGTATTGTGGCTGATCGACAATTTTGAAGCGCTTCTGCTTCATGGCCATAAAAAATTCACGACCAAACTTCCGGTCGAATCCCACTTGTTTAATTCGGAATCCTTTCGCACGCATATTTTCAAACCATTTGACGATATCAGAATGATCGACCGTCGGCGTATTGGTCATTGTCAACCAGCCATCATCCTTCCATCCGAAAAGAGGAATGTTATCCTCTTCCGCCTTTCGGGTTGCAGCTACAATTGGGAACCACGCATGAGTGATAGCTATATCCACGCCGTTGTAATGCCCATAGAGCGCCGCTGCGGTCAAATCATGCAGTTTTGAAAGATCTGCGCCACCAAACCACTCAATACCGAGTTTCGCGAGCTGTTCTATCGTCCAGTCATATTTCCGATCCGACTTCTTAAACTCATCAATGTTGAAATATGCCTTCATCGATGAAGTATAGATATTCAACGATTTTGCCAAAAAGTCTTTGCGTTGCTGCGGATCGTTTTGGGCTTGAAGCGCGTCGTTTATCATGTCGTCCGACCGAATCGTGATGCCATAGTTGGGATTCGCTTTTTCATGCTCAATAGGATTCGTGTAGTCCACCTCACCATTCTCGTCTTCATCTGCTTTGCAAATGAAAACAAAATACGCTTCATCGGTGACAGTGCCATCCAAAATCTTCTTGCAGTATTGCAACCTCTGATAACAAAAGCTCGTCATGTCATCTCCTGCTGTTGTAATTCCAATCATGAGCTTATTCGTGTAGGCTTTCATCGCTTCTTTAATGATATTGTATTGTTTCGGCGTCTTATAGGCATGGATTTCGTCAGCAATTCCGATGTTACAGTTAAGCGAATCTTGTTTATCTGGATTGGCCGCCAACGCCCGAATGTAAATGGAGCCATCACCGATCTCGCCGCTAATGCTGTGTTCTTGGTTGTTGTTGAGGATGCGGAAGTTTTGCTCCTCTCCCATCTGCCGCAAATTGAATAAGATGAATTCGAACGATTGCAACGACTGCTGCAATGCCGCGCTGGTAATGTAAATTTTTGAGCCGGATTGACGTTCCAATAGTGCAAGTGCCCACGCAAGACCGGCAATAAAGCTTGTTTTCCCATTTTTCCTTGGGATATAAATAAATGCCTCTTTGAATCGCCGAATTTGCGTACCTTTAAGGTAAAAGCCCATCAAGTTATAAACAATAAACTTCTGCCAATCTTGCAATAAAAAAGGCGTCCCCATCAACGGAGAGCCATCTAGTGCTTCTCCTTGTTTGTGAACAAATGTTTTCTCAATGATTTGAATGACAAACTCCGCTTCCTTCGGATGAAAGTCATATGCCGGGTTTTCTAAATCTTTCAGGAAACGCTCGGCCGCTTGAATCAGTTCTCGACAAGCTACCTTCCGGCCTTCGACTACGCTTTTGGCGTACTCCATCACCGCATCATAATTCTTGAACGCTTTTTTCTTCATGACAATTCACTCAACACCTGTGCAAGCTTCGACCTATTTTGTTGTTCAATCGTGATGGATTCAAATGATTTTGGATTCAAGCATAGTCGGTCGGAATACGTAGCAATGTCTTTTCGCAAGCTCTCCATCGCGGTGTAAAGGGGCGTCTTTCGTTCGTTTGTTGCTCCAGCTTTGTTCGTATATAATTCAGTAATTTGATATCCACTCTCGGCAAATTGCTCCTCGAACACATGATACTGATGGAGCATGCCTGCGAAAATCTCGATCATGCGGTCATATTCCTTCTTGTATGTGCCGAGCGATTTCATCTGTCGTTTAATTTCGGATACAAACGCTTTTTTTGTTTTTGCCATGTTATCACCCCTTTTTTCAAAAAATCCGCACTATTGGAAATGCCTGCCCCTTGGCCGGTCCCCCAACGGCTTCCTTCAAACTGGAAGGAGGGGGGACTACTTCAACTTTCGTTCAACTCGTTCCACCCACTCCAATCCTTTTTCTGTTAGTTCGTTCGTCATCTTGTTATGCATTTGTTCATGGCAAGTGAAGCACAAGCTAATTAAGTTATCGCCATGCAGCTTTAAATCCAGTCGCTGCTCATACGGAATGATGTGATGGACAATCTTTGCTTGAGTTGTCTTTCCGTATCGTTTGCACTCTTGGCAAAGGTATTCATCACGCCTCAATATTGCTTCACGCTTTCTTTTCCATTGCTTTGATTTGTAGAAACTCATACGTTATCCACCCCAAGCCTGCAGCTTTTCATACAACTCATCCGATTTACCCGAAACAATAGACACCATCTTTCCATCCACACAAAAAGCAACAACCATGCAGTTATCAATATCTGCAATAATGCGCCAGCTTACATTAACCTTTAAATCTCGCATAGTTTCCCTCCAAACAAAAAAGCACCCCGAAGGATGCTTTCTTATTATTCAAATATGATAGACTTCTGGATCAGATATCCCGAGTCCGCCACCAGGATCCATTACCCCAATGTCTCCTGGATCCATTCTCCCAATGAGGCCCGGATCTTTCATACTATCACTCCTTTCACCTACTCATTTCAACAAAGGAAGAAAACTTCCTGTTACTGTTCACCAAATAGTTGATTTGTCCAAGCGAGCTGAACGCTCTAAAATTCCGTCCATCTCATAGACTTCGTAATCAATACCTTCAAAACTTTTACTATGGGTGAAATCATTGTTTTCCCTTCAGAAAAAACCTGTTTTAAGCAGGAATTAAGAATTACGAAGTGTTTTTATCACCTTTAGATTTCGCTTTATTGCTTTTAACAGTAGTTGTACTTTTTCATCCTCTTCATGGGGCACTAAACTTGCTAGAACTTCTGCATCAAGCCAAATTTCTTCCAATGCCGAGTTGAATAGTTCATTTATTTCATCCTTTGTAAGTGTTTCAGCTTCCAAGCTTGTTTCTCCTTTCACTCCATCATATTCGTGCATGATACCGTATTCAGTGTAAATTGTAATAAATTTAGTAATTTTCGTTTTTAATCCATTTCGCTTCCTCATCATCTTCTCTATAGAAAAGTAAAATCTGCGACATTGCGCTGTCAATCGCCTCTTCGATTGAATTAAAACCATTGATTGAGGAAATATATGGACCTGCTTGTTGAGATCCTTGGTAATAATGACTTGTTTCATAATAGTATTTTCCGTTCAAATCTTCTGTTACACGTATTTTTATAGGCTGAAATCCTACCCATACTTTCCATTCCCCGCATACCTCGTAAACCTCATCAATAATCGGATGATTTTCGAAGAGATTTTTATATCTCATATATGATTTTCGCACTCCTTTCATCTGCTATTAAATTCGACAATAAGAAGGATTTTCCTCCAAAAAACGACTATTTTTTTGAAATTTTAGGAGGAAAATTTTATTCATTGTTGAATTGTGTGTTATATAAGGAGGTGTTTCCATGCGAGGAGTATTTAAACAATTTATAAATTTTTTATCTTCTGTTGTTTCTTCCTTGTCAAACTTTACTATTTTCCTCGTTGTAACATGTGTAATTAGTTGGTTTTCATACTCTTTTAACTCGGATCTTCCTAAGCCCGAAACCTTTATTGAACTAATTAAATTTTACATGAAAGACCCAGGAAACTATTTGACAGGTGTTTTGTTAAATGTTTTTTCAGGATTCCTGTGGTTTGTTTTAGGTAGTGCTCTTATATTTTTTGGGGTAAGCGAACGCGAATATTACTCGACTTGGGTAATTGTTTTATTACTATGCTTAAGCTTAATACCTTTTTTCCTTTCATTTTACTTTGTGGGTTATTTTTTACTCCTATTGATATCATTGGCTATTCTTGCTGGAATTGCATACCTCGTTATATGGCTGTTTAATCAAAAATAAACTTTATACCTTTACAAAACGCCTGTCATTTAGACAGACACCTGGAATTTCTTTACATTAAAAAACATTGTGTTATTTTTTGGTTAGTCTCATTTCTTCCAAAACATCTATCCCTTTGGGCATATCCAAAGGGCTCTTTTTTGCATAGAAAAACGCCTACCCAATCGGATAGACGCTCTCCTTCAGACAGAATTCGAAAGACTACTTCAACAAAATATCACAATACCATAATAACACGTCTAAACAGAAATAATCTGTCGTCTTTCTGTCATTTTTCCTTCATTTTTCTTTCAGTTTTCTGTCAAAAATTCCTCGACTACAACACAACAATACTTCAATGAAATTTTAACATGGAACTTTTCTGCCAAAGCTTATGTTGTATTGCTTCCAATATAGTGCTATATATTTTCGGAGGTTTAGCATTTTGTGAATAAATTACTATATGACTTTGATCATTGAGCTGTAATTGCGATTGTTCACTTTGTCTCCTATTCAATACGATTTCTATAATATCATTAGCCCTTTGTTTTGGTTTTATAAAGTAAACGAAAGGTGCAAATGCCATTATTCCTAAACATAAAAATACGCGTTCTAGAAAATTAGATGAATCAAAACCACTTTTCGTGAATAAACCTTTGTTGAAAATCAAATTCCATAATGATTCAATAATCACAAAAATAGGCGCAATCATTAGAAATAATGTAAATGCAAAAGCTAATTTCTTTTTTATATCATTCGATATTAGCTGTAAAAAAATATAAAGATGAAAAGCTATATAAAAACTCATTACTAATATTATTAATGCTGGGTAAAATATTTCAAAAATATGTATCATAATTGTTACCTCCGTATTTACTAAAGAAATACAACCTCAAATTATTTTCCCATCGCGACTCCGCTTGAGTCAACCACACTATCTTCTTCTGACTCGATAAAAACCTCAACCAATGTAACTCCTAAGGTGATAAGAGACAAGGTAATAAAAATATAGAAGAAGTCAAAGCCGTTATAATGCAGGATTTTTATTTTCATTTTAAACAGTATAGAACCATTTGATTCAACAAATTTAACGTATTTCGCTTGCGCTAACACAAAAAGGAATAAAAATAAAAATAGTAATGCAGTATATACAGTAGCCCCTAGATTTGCGAAGTTTTTTGTTAGCTTGGTTTTAGACTGTCTCTTTAATTTTTCATAATCATATAAGAGCATTGCGAAAAAAGTAGTTGATGAAACAAAATAAGCTGTTTCAACTTTATTTACATAAACATCGAAATAAGTTAATAAAAAACTTATTAATACTAAACCTATTCTATACTTACCCATTTTATCCCTTCTTTACCTTAAAATTTCCTTATTAATTATCTAGCATTTTTACAAAAAATTCAATAATTCTACAAAAAAAGCAAAAGACACCTAAACAGGTGCCTCTTCTTCTTTGTAAACTTCAATGCGTAATGCAAAAGCTAATTTGTAAAATGCCTTCTCACGAATACGATAAAACTTTGATTCGCTAATCCCCATTTCATTGTAAATTTCGTAATCGTAACTTTCCTCCAATGCCATATATCGTTTGATAATCAGTTCGCGTTCCATTTTATTAAGCTTGTTCACCGCGCGGCGTATTCTCTCCATGTACTCATCACGTTCTCGTTCAAAATCTGCTCTTTGGATGGCCGCGCTTTCTGTAGATGAATGAAAAGCATTCGTGTTGCTTGGCGGCACGAGAGAGTAC